TAAATAAATATCGTTTGAACCATCATTGATATAAACAGATGCTATAACTGATGAACCAGTTACATTTGAAACTGATATACCAACTACAGTATCAAAACTATCAGCAGTAAATAGTGTTGCTGCAGATGTTCCTACATCATTGCTTGTGTATCTTCTAAAATTTTGTGCCATGTTTTCTCCTTAAAGTGCTATTGCCATAGCGATTGCAAATCCAGCTGAAGCTGCATCTATGTTTGTTAATTGACTACCATCTACAGCAGGTAATTTTGCTGAACCATCAAGTTGTACCACATTATTTGCAGAAGTTCCAACATTTAATGTAGATGCAGTTCCTAATCCAGAAATTTTGGTATTAGCAATTGAATTAACTGCTAGTGTAATAGTACCTGATGAAGTAATTGGTGAGTTTGCTACTGTAAATTCTGAAGAACCTGAATCAGCTACTCCTACTGAAGTTACTGTTCCAACATTAGATGGAGTAATAACAGTATAGGTAATATTGGTTGAACCTACTGATCCTGTATTATCAGTAGTACATAAAAATATTTTATTGTCATTTGCAGTACCTTGATTGACTACAACCATTCCACCAGATAATTCAGTAATTGTGTCATGTTCTGGATCTCTTGATGCAGCACCACTTGATACTGCTAGGTATAATCCATTTTCTGTAGCATCAGTTTGATCTTTTAATAAAACTCTATCTCCTGCAACAAGAGTAACACCATCAATAGAATCTCCTGCTTCTAAACCATTAGATAAACTTACATTTCCTGTAGAAGCACATTCAGCAATCGTTCTAGTTCTTAAACCTGCAACAGCTTGATCTACATAATTTTTAGTAGCTGCATCTGAACTAGCAGATGGAGAACCAAGACCTGTAACTGCTCCACCAGATATTGAAACATTATTTGCATCTTGAGTTGCAATAGTTCCTAAACCTAAATTAGTTCTAGCTGTAGAGGCAGTTGTTAAATCTGATAAATTATTTGATGCTGTAAGTTTAGCATCTAATTGAGTTTGTATTGCAGATGATACACCATTTAAATAACCAAATTCTGTATTTGATATTGTACCATCATGTATTTTAGTTGCATCAATCGCTGCACTAGCATTTACATCTGCATTAACAATAGAACCATCTACAATTTTTGCACTTGTAACTGAATTATCTGCTAGTTTGGCAGTTGTAATTTGTGAATCTGCTATGTGAGCTGTGTCTATAGATCCATCAACATATTGCTCACTATCAATTGAGTCATCAGCAATTTTAGCATTTGTAATTGCATCTGCTGCAATTTTTGCTGTTGTAACATTTGCATCTGTAATTTTTGCTGTAGTAATTGCTGTATCAGCAATCTTTGCAGTTGTGATTTGTGAGTCTGCAATATGTGCAGTATCAATACTGCCATCTACATAGTGTTCGCTATCAATACTATCATCTGCGATCTTAGAACCATTAACAGCATCTGCTCCAATCTTAGCGGTAGTAACTGCACCATCAGAAATATTAGATGTTCCAATAATTTCAGTTGGTATAGATGAATTAGTTTTTGAAAGTGCTGCAACATAAACATTAGAAATAGCTTCATTAGATAATGAACCGCTATCCCAAGTTACATTGACTGTTGTATTTGTAGAAAAAGATGAACTAGCAATTGTACCATAGATAGTTCCTGGAGTAGAAGCTGTTAATTTAATTCTTCTTCCTGCATGATAGAAAGAAGTTACATCAACACCATCTATTGTAAAAGAAGTGGCACTTGCATAAGTTGCAGTATAAGTACCTGAACCATCACCATATTCTACCCATTGTGAATCATTATACCAATCTCTAGTATTTTTCATTAATGCTCTAATGGCATTATTTAAGTTGGAAGGTAGCATCCCTTCGGCAGTAGAGATACTATTAAGTGATGTATTGTTTGCCTGTGTTGTTGAATAATCTTTTATTCCTGCCATATTAATCTCCTATAAACCATGAGAAAGCCTTATCGCTTTCTTTGTTTCTATCATTTATTAATGTATTGATAGCTTCTTCAATTTGTCTTTGAAAGAACTCTTGTGTTTCAAAACTATATCTAACATTATCTATATCAGTTTTTTCTGTCATCTCAAACCAATTCTTGAAGCAATTACATCAACACCTTGAGCATGAGTCCAAACAGACCCAGATGGTGTTTTTACTTTAATTTTAAAATATCTACCAGACTGTCTTACTGGATTATCTCCACTAGCAACCATTGTAGAAGAAGATGATTCTGTAGATGTATCAGCTAATCGTTCTTTACTTTGAATAGTTACTGTAGATGTAGCATCCACAATAGGTCTAACATTTACTATACTACTTCTATGTCCTGGAAACAACTCCATTTCTCTAGTTTCTATAGTTCCTTCATTATCTGTTCCAGAGAAAATAGCTGCTTTATAATTATTATCTATTGCACCTAAATATCTTTGTCCACCATTCCAAAAATCAGTATCTAACGCAATATTAATATTATCTAAGTTTCCTGAAATCAAATCCATTAATTCTACAGTATATGCACCAACGAATTGTGAAAATATGGTACTAGCACTAGCATCTGCTGTACTCCATTTTTGAGTAGCATAATTATAAATAATTACTTTATCACAAATACCGGTAGTATTAGATGTGTCACTAGCAGATGGATATAGCCACATAGCTAATTGATTAAATGGATCTACAGCTGCACAAATTCTATCTGTAAATGCTTTATTTAAATCTAAATCAAAAAATCTATTAACTTTTTCTGCACCAATAGAAATTACATTATCGCCATTAAGCTCAAAAAATCCATCATCTGCATAAAAGAAAACTCTACGATTATCTTGGCAAACAGTTCTACCTAATACTGCACCTCTATTAGGTGAGATTACTGAAAGTCTAAATACAGTTGCACCACCCACATAATCCATACGAACTATTTGGTTTTGTCTAAAGATATAAGAAATCTCTCCAGAGGTTATGTGAGTTATCTGACCACCTGATCCTGGTAGGTCTTGCAAGTCTGATTGTTTAGTGCCACTTGCCCAAGTTGAAATATCATTAATACCTGACCATTGTATTCTATTTGAATTATTTGTGTGATTACCAGTTACTAAAAAATCTCTAATTACACCTGATACTTTAAAAGTTGGAACAGTACCTGATGTTGCAATTGATGATAAATCTGCAAAGTTAGTTGATGTACCCATTAAATAATATTGAGGTGCATCTACACCATTACTAGCTATGATATAATTTCCAAATTGTGTAAATGTAAAGTAATCTGTATTGCCACCTGTTAAACCAGATTTTCTTGATGTAAATGTTCCTGAAGCTAATTGATGTATGTCTGAATTAGTTGCTACAAAATTAAATACAGTATTAGAATTATCTCTAAATGAACCTGCACCTCTACTATCTTTGGCTATGTTGTTTGTAGAATAATTAACTAATGAAGGAAATCTTTTATAAGAAGATGCTGCAAAATAAACATTGTTAGCTGTGTTTGCACCAGGATTATTATACTCTGGTTGGTCAGGTAGCCATTCTCCAAAAGGTATTTGCATTATTCTCCTATTGGTTATTATTTGTTACTGCAACATATTTATCGTTAAATGAACCTGCAACAGTTACATCGCCTCTTTGTTGTAATGGTGCATTTCCAAATTGATCTTCTTTATCATTTCTCTCAAGTCTTTCCATAGCAGTTGTGTACATTCCTTGCCATTGTTGAAGTCTTTGAGGATCAACACCCCCTAAAAAATTAGCAGCATGATATAATGAACCATATAGATATATAGCTGGATGACTTGTTAATATATAGTTAGAAGTATTTGTGTCAGATAAAGCTGGGAACTTTGCATAATAATTTAATGTACCGGTATAAGAACCAGATGGAGTAGGTGCAAATCTAAAATTATCTCCTATTATAGTATAAGTTGATGGCATACCAGATGTAGAACTACCTTTAATTTGATCCATTTGAGATGGAGTAATATATTTTAATGAGTATTTAGTTCCACCTTCTGTAATAAAAAAATCTCTTACTTGTAAAAAGTCGCTTGGTATAGATTCTGTTTCTGAATCTATTGTAATAGAAGTTGAAGTATTCATTTTTCTAATTCTTAATTTAGAATTGAAATCAGCTTCTGTTAATACTATGAAATCATTTGCTATCTCAGTTGTTAAATCTGATCTGTTTAACCAGTTAGCGATTGATGTTTTTAAATCTGAATAATTTGCTAGTGCCATTATAATTTTCCTTCAGCAGTTCTAAAATATCTAAATTCGCTGCTATTTAATTTTTCTTTTAATATTTTTTTTTGAACTTCTGGTGGTAGTCCAAACCAATTACTATCACCATTATACTCATTTGCCCAGACACTTAAAGCAATAGTTGGAATACTGGCTACTCTTTTCAAATCCCTTGATTTAGAATAGCCATCATTCATATTTAACAATTCTTTGTTATGCTTTAGGTGTGAATCAATATTAACTTCTTCTTTAACTGCAATTTTGCCTTCCATGTCATCTTTCATGTAAGTTGTTTTTTGCAATCCATCTAAAATTATATCTTTTTTCATTTGCCTTGACCTTTATATCTTTTTTGTTTCTTCTGTCTTTTCTCTGATTTATTCAAAGATTTCTTGTGTTGTCTTGCACCTCTTTTTTTAGGCTTATCTCTTGGTATAAAATGGGTAAATTTTTGTTTAGCCATTAGCCAGACATTTCAGTAACTGAAACTTCAGCACTACCAATCACAGCAACTTTTTCACCAGGTGAAACTTTAAAAATTTCAGGTTGGTCAGCAGGTATAAAGATTGTTGAAGAACCAGCAGTAGATACAGCAGTTGGGTTCGCACCAAATAAAATATAAACATCAGCAGTAGATGCTATTCTTACATATTCAGTTTGAGAACCAAAAGCACTTGATTGTGAACTTGTACCTGTGCTTGTTATTCCTTGATGAGTAGTAGGTCTTAATCCATAATTAAAACTCATAATTTTTCTCCTAATTAATTAGGGGGAAATACCGCTAGGCAAGATCCCCCATGTGTTTATTATCTTCTAATTACAAAAGTTACAACTGCTTTTGAAGTATTACTTGATCCACCATCAGTAATCATTTCGATAGATCCACCTTCAGTTACAGTATTTGCACCAGTAGGTTCAGCTGTGTCTATTGCACCAGCAGAGCCTGAAGCTACGATAGAAATTCCACCGCCAGTAACTGCTGTTCCACCGATTTCAAAAGAAAGTGCGGCAGTACCAGTAATAGTTGCTTGATTAGCAGAAAGAATTTTTACAATTTTTCCACCATCAGGTACAGCAACAAAAGTTGATGAAGCTGTTGATACATCTTCAATTTCAGCTGTTATAAAATAGTCGTTTAATGTT